CCGTTCTTCATCGACCCTGCCGAGATGACCATGATGGACCACGAGACAGGCGCTTGGCTGTTACCTTGTAGGACACGTTGAACGCACTCTTTGACTTCACCGACAAGCCTAATCAGCGCGCCTTCTTCCATAGCAGGGCTCGGAACGTAGGCTTTTGGGGAGGCTATGGCAACGGCAAGACCTATGCTGGGTGTGGCAAGGGGTATCTTCACTCGATTTACTACCCTGGCAACGTAGGCTTAGTGGGCCGCAAGACTTACCCCGCGCTTAACTCAACCACCCGTGAAAGCTTCCTTTCGTTGTGCCGAAAGCAGAACGGCGGGACGCTTGACCCTGGCCCAATCATCGCCGGATTCAACAAGTCGGAGAACCTGCTACGCTTCCGCAATGGGTCCATTGTGTTCTTCCGCACCTTGGACGAGGTGGAGAAACTACGTTCCCTAAACCTTGGCTGGGCGCTGATTGACCAAGCCGAGGAAGTGGACGAGGAAATCTACCTAGAGTTGAACGGACGTATCCGCTACTGGAACGAGGAGCGGATTGCGGAGTTTACAAGAGAGCATGGGGCAACACTCGAAAAGGAATTGGGATTCGTCCCTGTCCCGTTCTCGCAGCTAATCTGTGTCGGCAACCCCGCGCCTAAGCCTTGGGTGCGCAGGGAGTTCAAGGACAACGAGAAGAAACAGAACGCTGTTTTCCAAGCCAGCACGTTAGAGAACAAGAAGTTTTTGCCCCTGGAATACGTCTCGGAGCTAGAGGCGCGATACCCTAAAGAGTGGGTGGAGCGATTCGTCAACGGTTCATGGGACACGATGATGGGGCAGATTTACAAAGACTTTAACTACGAAGAAATCCACAGCATACCCCCGTTTGACATTCCGAAGCACTGGCGGCGATTCATTGCGCTTGACCACGGCATTGTCAATCCCACGGCGGTTCTATGGGGCGCGCTGGATGAACAGGGCATCGTTTACATTTATAAGGAGTATTATGTTGCGGGTAAAGGCGTTGACCAACACGCGGAAGCCATTAAAGAAATCTGCCAAGTGGACGGGTCCACGCCGACAGCGAATGACGGCAAAATCCAAATCTACATGGACTACGCGATTAAGGGGGACTACGACCCCCACGGTATATCTGCCTGGGAGCATTATAATCGCAGGGGGATTTTCGGCCTAGACGCTGACAAGAGAGTCCAGGACGGCATCCAGAACGTCCAAGTGTATCTGCGACCGAGTGAGAAGCGGCAATTCCCTAGCTGGCATCCGAAGGCCGGGCAGTATGGAAGCCCGTCCGTCTTTATCTTCGATGGCTGCTGTCCCTGGCTTGTGCGTGAGACCAAGGCTTACGAGTGGAAAGAGACCAAGGAAGGCCAGAACGCGCCAGAGGAACCGAAGAAGCACTTTGACCATGCCGAGGACGCCCTACGGTATCTTTTGATGGCGGTCAAACACGCGACCAGCGCCCCCGAGCCCCAACCGAAGTATCAAGACGCAGACCATGAGAAGCTAGCGAAGTTCACTCAATACGTCTTCACCCGTGAGGAAGACGAGGAAGGTGACGATGAGTGAAGAAGAGCAAAAAAAACTCTTGCTTATTCTTGACAAAGCACTTAAGCTAGGGTTCGCCGAAGTAGTAATCCAGATTCAAGACGGAAAAGCAGTTACCGCGCAAGTGACGGAAAAAATTAAAATCCGCTGACCGGAGAACCGGAGGCCATTCCCGCAAGGGGTGGCCTCTTTTTTTTATGCAACCAAGGACAAACCAATATCCTTATCCGCAACCCGCTGGGCTTCCTGTCCCTGACGAAGACACGGATATGACCATTCCTGCGTCCCAGGAATCGGCTGGTATCGAATTCCCATTTGGCTCTAAAGAATCCGACTACACTAACTACGCTAAGACCCGTAACGCTGTGTTTCAGACGTGGTGGGACCCGCAGATTAAAGCCATTGGTGAGATGACGCGGATGTTCCGCAACGCTCCCACGGCTGCTAAGAGTGGGAAGTCGGTTGCCTTGCCTATCGCATCGGGGATTGTTGAGAGCATTAACTCGCGCCTCCAACCCACCCTGCTGAATCGCCCTAAGATTGTCGAAGCTGTGCCTAACTTCATGTCGGACAGCAACGATACACAGAACACGGTTGAAGAATTCGTCAACGAGAAGGCTCTAGCCGAGACCCGCAAGCCTGAGAAGGGCAAGCAGGGGATTAAGAGCGCCGTTGTCGAGTCGATGATTATCTGGCGTAACAAGTGGGTTCAGGAGACGGTGAAGACCTCAACGCCGATTTATGTGCCTGACCCGAATTGGATTGCGCCGCCCATGCCTCCCCAGATGCCGGGGATGCCCCCGATGCCGATGCCGCAGCCTCCCCAGGTCTACCAGGGAGAGCAGGCAGGGGAGATTTCTAAAGCCCGTTGGGAATGGGAACTTGAATCCTTGGCTAACATGGCCTGGGACCCTCACACGGTCACAAGCATCAAGGATTCCCCCTGGGCTCGTAAGCGCGCACAGGTGAGCTACAACGATTTGCTGCGGATGCAGGCGGCTGGGAACTTCAAAGGCGTTGAAAGGCTCCGTTACGTTGTCCCCAAGGGTGCTGAAGGATACATGAAAGAGGGCTGGCTGGACGAGTTGAAACGGGCTGCTGGTGACAATAACTGGAATTTCACCTACGCGAACGAAAAGCTGTATCAGGTCGAGGAATGGTGGGCCGATATGACGTTCCAGGTGGATGATGGAACGGGTGTCACCAAGCCTGTGATGAAAAAGATGGTCTGGTTCCAGGTGGAAGATGCTTACGTTGTGAGCGTTGACGAGAATTTCTTGATTCCGCAGCGTCTTCCTTGGGATTCTTGCCCCTTGATTCAGGTGCCGCACTCGATGACGGGCATGGGCTCGTTGACGGTGGTGCAAAACGTCCAGCAGCAAATCAACACCTACGCTGGATACCAAGACACGCTTTCCGAACGCATGGCAAAGCCGACCATTTTCTACGATGAAAGCTCTGGCATCTCCGCGCGGACTCAATTTATGCGCGCCTATGGGATGCAGCCCGTCCAAAACGTGCAGGGCATCAAGGAAATGACCTTGAGCGCCGACCCGTTGAAGGCTGTTCAGGCTTACATTGAGTTCCTGATGACGATTATGCGTGAAGCATCGGGGGCGAATGAGCAATTCCAGGGGATTGACGGCGCTGATACGGCTACGGAGTTCCAAGGACTTGAAGCTGCGGCTGGTTCGCGCTTCTCTGACATGGCTGACACGCTGATGCAGGGCTGGTTGGAGAAGATTGGGCAGGAATGCTACTTGTTCTATCGCCAGTTCGGGCAAGATGGTCAGATGTTCGCTCATTCTGGCGGGACGGAGGGGCAAGTGACCCCTATCACCCGTCAAATGCTGGCGCAGGACTATACTTTTGTCGCGGCGAGTGCTGCCAATGACAAAGCAAACGGCGAAAAGCTGAAATCGACGATGGAAGCGATTCAGATGGGTGCTGGATTGCCTCCGAGCCCTGATGGAACGATGTTCAACGCTCAAAAGGCGTATCGTGACACGGTTCTGCCTATCCTGGGCCAGAAGAACGGTTCGGATTGGTTCACACAGGCCCCCCCGAAGCCTCCAATGGGTGCTGGTGGTCCTCCCCCTCCTGGGATGTGATGACAGACGAGCTAAGTTCAGCCGAAAAGGAGAAGTTCATCCTTGAGGCGCAACAGATTGAAGCGGTGATTCAAAGCCCTGGCTGGAAAGTCATCGTGGACGAAGTTTCTAAGCGGCATGGAAGCCTAGTGAAAGCTTTGGTGTGGGAAGATGACAACCTAGCCAAAGACAAGCTCCAGGCGAACATACGCGGACTAGAATTCCTCTTGAAGTTCCCTGGCGAAATGCTAGAGACAGCAAAGAGGGTAACGGAGGAAGCGGCGAAAGCTGACGAATCCACAATCTGACCCGACCTCGGCAGAGGCGATTCAGAAAGGTAAACAATGGAACAGGATGACGTAAGAGTTCAGCCCCAGCAAGCCGAAGCGCAACCGTCCGATGAACAAGCGAGTGCGTTTCTGAATGGCGATAGGTCAGCGGTTGAGTTGCCGAAAGAGCAGCCTCAACCCAAAGCGGAGGTTGCTCCTCCGGCTCCTCAAACGGCCCCTCCCGTCCAGAGCAATGACGAAATCAAAGCACTGAAGGAACAGCTGAACCGCATTAACAGCGAGTTAGGCCAGTTCCGTAAAAAGGCCTCGGAGACACCGAAGCCTCAACCCCAAGTCCCAGCTAGGTGGGCGGCACTAAAACCAGAAGAACGGGCACAGCTTCAAGAGTTGGTCAAGGCTTCGCTTCTCGAAGACCCCGACTGGAAGGCCACGCAGGAATCTCGGCAGGCTTTTCAGGAAATGGTCCAAGAGCAGCAGCTTCAACAGAACATCACGCGAGTCGAATCACTTGCCAAGAGCTTTGCTGGCGAAGCCTTTAAAGAGCTGGACCCGATTATGGGACGGCTCTACGAGGAGTTCAAAGCGAAAGCGGAAGCAGGGGACGAGGAAGCCGCGCTGATTGTCTGGGAAGCGAGGAACACACGAGGGGGAATTAAATACCTCGTTGACCTAGCCAAGCAAGAGATGGGTGACAAGGTAGCCACGCAGAAGGTGGAAGCAACGGCTCAGCTGACGGCGGCGGGTAAGAAGGCTGGCACGACACTGGGAACGGCTCCGACAATGCAGGCACCTAGCATCATGAATAACCTGCCCGATGACCCCGCTCAAGCGGCTGCAATGCTCCGTAAGGAACTGGTTAAACGTGGCGCACTAAGCTAGTAGGAACATGAAAGGATAGTCAAATGACTAACTCACAGATTACAGACTCTAGTTTTGGTGATGGCTCTTTGGGCCAACTCCAACAGACTTACTACGATAAAAAGGCTTTGGCCCGTGTGTTCAGCAACTTGGTTTTCTACAATTTTGCTGACAAGAAGGCCCTGCCCAAGAACAGCGGTCAGCTCTATAGCTTCTACCGTTATGGCAACATCACGGGCACCAGCTACACGGCGGCTATCAACGAAGGCACGACCACGGCGAATCAAGCTCAGCTGACTGCTACGACCACGTTGCTGACCACGCAGATTTATGGCGCGTTCATCACGCTGTCGAAGTATGCGGCTGATACGGTTCGTTCGGGCCAGTTGGTGGAAGATGCGGTGGACGTTCTGTCGGATACCGCTTCGGACATCATCGACCAGCTCATCAAGGCCAATCTTAGCTCGAACAGCACCGTTTACTTCGGCGCTGACCTGGCGAAGACCTCGGCTACCATCACCACGGCTGACCTGATGACGGCTTCGACCATCCGCAAGGCTGTTCGTAACCTCCAGGCTGGCAAGGTCCATGCGTTCAATGACGGGCAGAAGTATCCCTTCGCCATTCATCCGAACCAGTGGTATGACGTGCAGAGCGACACGACCGTTGGCGGTTTTGCGGCTACCGCGCAATACAGCCAGCCGAACAAGATTTGGAACGGCGAAGTGGGTGCCATTGCTGGCGCTCGTCTGGTCCTGAGCCAAAACTTGTCGCTCGTCACGACTGGCATTACCAGCACCCTGACCACGACCGCCTATGAAAGCTACATCGTGGGCCGTGGCGCGGTTGCTTGCGCTAGCCTGGAAAGCAACCCTATCCAAATCATCACCAAGAGTGAGGGCGGTTCGTATGACCCCTTCAGCAACATCACGACCGTTGCTGCCAAGCTGCCTGGTTTTGGTGTGGCTTACACCGGGGCTGATGCTACCAACAAGCGCAGCTACAAGATTATCACTTCTAGCACTGTCTAAGTTAACGGGGGGCTTCGGCCCCCCTACTTTTCGAGGTAAACCATGAAAGATTCTACTGGTATCAATCAAGAAGCCTACGGCAGCATTCCTGTCGAAAAGGTGGCGGTTGGCAACGCTGGCGCTTACACCATCGCTGACAGCCAAAAGACCATGCCTTCGATGAAGCGCGTGGACTTCGACCCTAGCTCGTCTACTCGTGTCATTGCTCCGAAGAATGCCACGGGCGACATGGCTGGCGAATAAACAGGGGGCCGAGGGGATGCAGCATAGCAAGTTCGTTAGCCTGCTCAAGCGGTGTAACCGTAAGCTTCAGGTGAATAAGTTTCGTGGTGAAGTTTGGGGCTTGTCCCTGGACCTTCCGAGACACCCTGACGCGAACGAGCATGGCAACGTTCCGCTAATCAGCATCCCCTCGGCTACTGCTTTGCATGGAGTGGTCCCAGCCGAAACGGTGAGGGACGAGCAAGGAAACATAAAGGTGCGCGGCTGGAAAGTAATCTTGAGGCTCTTAGTTAGCCAGGGACACTTTAAGCGCTCACAGGTTAACAGCCTGTTTGGGAGCGATTGGGAGATAGCTTGAAAATCTTCGCGTATCACAACAGTAACAACGGGGTGAGCCACTATCGAGTTTGGCAGCCCATGAAGTGGTTGAAGAAGCAAGGTTGGACGCTGAAAAGGTTCCCCGACAAGATGGCAGGTTATCAGATGCCATTGGAAGGCAAGGGGGGCACGTTTCCAGGGGCAGAGAGTCACGAAGTAGTCCTTCACTGGGCTGACGTGATTTTCTCCAACTTCCGAAGAAGCTACACGGATATGACGCGGATGTGCGCTCAATCCTTCTACAAGCCTCTAATCGTTGATATCGATGACGATGTAGACAGCTTGGACAGGTCTAACGTTAGCTGGAAGGACTGGCAGGGAGACCCGAACGGGGATATGGTCTGCGAGATTCCTGCCGGGACGAGTGAAGACGAGATAGACGTAAGGCGCAAGGAAGGCTGGGTAGTGTTTGAGAAGGAAGGCAGGCAGTTCATGACGATGCCGACGGGTATGAGCGGCGCTGAAATCGTTCACGAACAGCTTCGAGCGGCGGCGATGGTCACTGTCTCGACCCCCTACCTTCAAAAGCTCTACACGAAATATAATAAGAACGTTGTCACGGTTCCCAATGCCATTGACTTTGAAGTGTGGCATAAGGTTGAGCCTGTGGATGATGGACTTGTCCGTATCGGCCTCTTTGGCTCAAACAGTCATTATAAAGACTGGCGAGAGGCGATTGACGCGGTTAAGAGGATTCTAACGGAGTATCCCAACACTCGTTTTTACTTTAACGGGTGGCTGGTGATGGAGGAAGCGAAAGAAGGCGGCGCTATTTACGAGATGAAGCGTCACTTCAAGTTTCCCGACTACTTCGAGAAGATGGGGCTTTTGGACCATCCGCAATCCGAGATTTTCGAGCCCACGGAGATTCAAGACTATCCGAAGTGGCTTATGGATAAGCGGATTGACATTGGCCTAGCCCCTTTGCTCGATACGAAGTTCAACGAGAGCAAGAGCAACCTGAAATATATCGAGTTCGGGGCGATGGGAGTGCCTGGGGTCTATGCCGATTTGGAGCCCTACGCAGACGTAGAACACGGAAAGACGGGCTTAAAGGCTTCCAAGCCCATTGACTACTACACGCAGCTTAAGAAGCTGGTAGAGAGCAAAGAGTTACGAAAGCAAATCGGTGACGCGGCTCATGAAGACGTAAAGGCGCGTTACGATGCAAGCAAGGTAGCGGAGAAACTAGGGAAAGAGATTGAACGGGCGGTCGCGGACTATCAGGCTAACAAGCTGAAAATCCGTTCCGAGCGGCTAGCAGCTTTGTAGAGGTAGAAATGGCAGCGTTATCGGGTCAGAGGACATTCTTAGAGCTACAGAACGCGGTAGGCGTCATTCTGTTCAATCAGACGGCGCTATCGGCCACGACTAATCCGACCTTGGCCCAGGTTAAGGACAAGATTAACGAATACTATCGCAACATCTTCCAGCGTCAGCCTTGGAAGTGGGCTCTGGACGAAAGCACGTTCTCGACCGTGGCGGGGACCAAGCGGGTAACGATGCCCGATAATGTTTTCAAGGTCTGGTCCATGCAGATTCAGGGCAATAACTGGTATCTGCAATACGTGCCGCAGAACAAATTCCTTCGCGGGTATCCTGGGGCATGGCAGACGATGGGGCAGAATCAACCCTATCTATACATTGGCGCGCCAAATGCGTCTAACAATGCTTTGCAGTTCGACCTGTTCCCGACTCCCGCCGACACTTACACCGTCTACTATCAGTTTGTTAAGAGGTTGACGCCTCTGGCGAATGACTCCGATTACTCCGTGATGGAGCCCGAATACGAGAACGCGATTATCTACGGGGCGGCGAAAGATTTGCTGGCCCTGTTAGGCGATAACCGCGCGGCTTACTACCAGGCCGAATACGAAAAGATTATGAGCGCGATGTGGATGGACGAGGAACGCAATCTTGACTACATGGAAACCGCTATGAGCCCTGAAGTGAACGGCACTCAATGGCCTGGCGTTATCCGTCCTTACGTGGGTGGCTAATGGCACGTGACGAGGGATTACTCGTAATCAATAACCTGACAGGTGGCCTAGCTACCCGTCCGAGCCCTCTTATTGCAGAAGGGGCCAGCATCAAGCGGATGCAGAGCCCCAATATGCGTAACGTGGACCTGTTTAACCTTGGGTCCATCTCTAAGCGGCTTGGCAAGACCAAGCAGGGCTCTACGGTTAGCGGGAGTTCAACCCTGGCTAGTCAGACGAGTGAAAACACTAGCTTAAGCCTTGGCTGGAATACGTCTTATACGTCCCAAGCCTATGCTCAAAAGTTTACCCCTGGTTCCTCGGTGAGCATTAACCAGATTTCGCTAAAGGTTGGCTTTGCGGTCACTCCGTTAGCGCTGCCGATTTCGGTGCCCTGCTTTGTCTCTATCTTTTCGGATAGTGCTGGTTCTCCTGGGACTACATTAGGCGCGACTGCGACTATCAATATCCAGGCTTCATCGGCAGGGACGCCTGCGTTGTTCACGTTTACCTTTTCTTCGCCCGTGGCGGTCACTTCGGGCACGACTTATTGGCTTGTGGTTACGGGCACGGGGCAAACGTCTTCGCAAACCATGCTGGTTCGCGCCCAGAGTGGTGCCAGCGCCAACGTCAAGAATTCCCCCGACTCCTACACTACTTGGACCTCCCCTGGTAACTACGACTTCTATTACATCATCTACCAGCAAACAGCGGGAAGCGTCATTCAAGGCATCTACGATTTCCGCTATGGCTCTGCCAGCACCCAAAAGGTAATCGGAGTAGCCAACGGGAATATCTATTGGAACAACGCTGGCACCTGGACAAGCCTTATCAGCGGTCTAGCTACGGGCCAAGATAATCTTTACGCCTTCGCCACGCTCAAAGACTACCTGTTCACGATGGACAACGGCACCAATCCTGGGCGCGTGTGGAACGGGACGGCATCCTACATGACCAAGCTAGGCTTTCAGGCTACCTTTGCCTCCGCGCCTGCTGCTGGCGGTGCTGTTACGGCGGGGGTTTATAAGCTCTTAGCGGTGACTACTCTCACAAGCGGCGGCTACAGGGCTTCGGATACGACCGTTTCGGCTGCTACCGTGACCACGGCGGGCGGCAATTTGACGATTGCCTTAACCTCAATCGTTGCTGATGGCACTAGCGCGTCAAACTTCGGTTTTGACATTGGCTCGGCTGCCACCAAGTGGTTTATGACGGCAGCGGGCGGGACGGTCTACTACAAGATTCCATCCGGCAATATGTCGGTAGCTAATCCGATGCCGAACAACACGACAGCGTTCAACATCACGGCTATTACTGGCCTGACGGCTGCTAACACGCTGCTGGACGAATACGGGCTTCAACAGTCCTACTTCACCACGCAGATTGCTTCGCCTACTGGAAAGTATCTGGCTGTGTTCCAGAACATGATGGCAATGGCGGGGGATGCTAACTACCCTTCGCGCGTCTGGTTCTCTGGTATCGCTGACGGCACGAACCTGGCTGGACCTCAAATCTGGTCAACGAACGGTGACTTGTATGGTAACTACCGTGACCTTGAGCCCAATGACGGGGAAGTCCTAATCGGCCTCAAGGAATGGAACGGGAATTTGTATGCCTTCAAGCGGCATAGTGTGTTCCTGATTGCCTTTACAGGCGTCCAGGGCAATCCGTTCGAGGTTCGGCGCTTGTCCGGGAACCTAGGCGCTTTGAGCCATTGGAGCATCAAAGAGACGCCTAACGGCCTGGCCTTTATCTCCGAGCGTGGTCCCGCGCTATGCTCTGGCACGACTATCAACATCATCCCGGCAGCTTCGAGCATCCTGAACAAGTTCGACCTGAATGACACGACTTGCTACAACCTGGCGGCGATGCAATACACCACGGCTGGGAATAACTCGACCAAGATGCAGATTCATTGGGGCGTTTCGTCCCACTCTGCGACAACGCGAGACATTACCCTAGTCTATGACTACGAGAAGCAGGCATTTTGGGAGAATGACGTATCCGCTAACGTTTACAGCGAAGTGACGGATTCTAACTTCTTCCCTAGCGTGTGGTCTGGTGACTACAGCGCCCAAATCTTCCGCATGGACTACGGGACAAACGACAACGGGGCAGCTATTTCTTGGCTGTTTGAGACGCCGAATATCAGCTTCGGCAAGCCGTTCTCGTTCAAGACGATGGACCATATCTTCATCAGCGGGTCGGTCCAGTCTACGGGAACGCTGAACGTGTCAATCTACACGGATATGAGTTCCACGGCTCAAACGACTAGAACCATAAACATGGCTGACCCTAGGTTTATCAAAGGCATGATGTTGCCATTGAACCTAACCTGCACTTATATCAGAATTCAGCTATCGAATTCAGAGTTGGACGTTCCTGTCCAGATTAACGACCTAGGGTTTGCCTGGCAGGATAAGGGATTGAGGGTGTAATGCCTGACATTCTTGACATCATCGACCAGAACGCCGACCCGAAAGAGCAGATGGAATCCATCCGTAAGAATTTTACGATGGTTTCTAAGTCTAACTTGAAAGCGGGGACTTATAACCTGTTCTCCGTGACCATTAAGACGGCGCAAGCTATCACTTCGGCCTCCTACGTGGATTTGAACAGCCTGACGGGTTCGTTCAATTCATCGGGAGGGATAGTGACGTTTCAAGGCTCCATTTTTGCTGCGCTAAACACGGCAAACGGGGCTTTTGCGTTGGTGCTCGATGACGTTGAAGTAGCTTGGGCGACTATCGGCGTGAACAACACGGCAATCGGCGTTCATCTTCCTATTTTCTACTCCGCTAACCTCAATGCTGGTTCGCACAAGTGGAAAATTCGGGGCAAAGTAACGGCTGGGACCTTCACCGTTGGGTATGATTCTACTACTTCAACGGGCTCGACCTTCTCTATCACTGAATCGCTAAGAGGTTAATCATGGGCTTCGACTTAAACCCTTTCCACGGCTCTTTGTTCACAGGCGCGGGGACTCCGTGGGGCGAAGGCCCTCAAGACCCCTACAAGGCGCAATACAAAGCCTTCAATCCTGACGAGTATACGGGCTTTGATACTTCTGCTTTGGGAAAAGCCTTGCGCCAGGACATTGGGCAAAATACGGCGCGTGCTACAGGTCGCTTACAAGGGGCCTTGCAGCGCGGCGGCGGCGGTGGGGCTGACCTAATCTCTGGCATGGCTGGCCTACAGGCGCAACAGGGCCAGGACGAAAATACCCTAGATGCGAACCTGAAATATCAGGATTATATGCAACGGTATAACCAGTGGCGCGATTTGATGGGCCTAGAGAGCCAGAAAGAGGCTTCGGACACCGCTCGATACAATGGACAGGTTTCTGGGCGTAATCAATTCGCCAGTGGGCTTGGTTCCTTGGCTGGCTCGGCGCTTGGCTCGATTGGTGGCCCTATCGGTGCTGCTGCTGGCGGTTCGCTGGCTAAGAAGATGTTCCCCACACAGTAAGAGGGCCAAATGGGATTCATGGATGGACTAGCACAGGGATACGGTCAAGGCTCACAGCTTGGCGTGTCAATGCTCAAAGATATGCGCGATGAAGATATGCGCAAGCAGGCGCTTGCCCAAGCGGATGCGGAGAAGAAGGCTGCGTTGAATCGCCAGCTTGAAAACGATGCTTACGCCAAGGCACAGGATGAGCGTAACTATCAGTTAAAGCTGAAAGAACTGAGCATGAAGGGCAATGGCGCTCCCAACGGGATGAAGTTGAAGCCTGGCGAACGATACAACCCCAAAACGGATACGGTTGAAATTGTGCCTGGCTCTGACCTGTATCAGCAAAACGCCAACAAGTATTCAAAGGATGCCCAAGCACTTAGCGGCGTAAAGCAAAAGACCCAGGGCGGCTTGCAGGCTGTTGACGAGTTTTTGAATAAGCCTGGGGCGCTAGAGTCCCAGTTTGGCAAAGGCTACACGGGACTTGTCAGCAAGTATTTTGACCCCAATGCCAAGAAAGCTTTGGAGCAAATCAAGGCCACTGTTCGCAGTTCTGGCTTGGATATGATGCGCTCTGGCGGCTCCATTGGGCAAATGACCGAACGCGAATGGCCTATGGTGGAACAGCTTATGGCAAACATTGATAATTCTTTGAGCGAAGACGAAGCCCGTTTTCAGCTTGAGAAAGTCAAGGCCAAGCTAAAAAACATTCAAGAACAGGCCGACCAAATCAATCAGCAAGAGTGGGGGAATACTCAGTTTGCCCACCCAATGCGGACCGATAGGGCTGGGGTTGCGCCTCAAGCCCCTGCTGCTCCTAGCAAGCGTTATCAAATCCTCGGAGTTGAATAATGCCCCGCTATAAAGTGAAGGCATTCGATGGCAAAACCCTTACCGTTGACGCGGCTGATGAATCCGCGCTCGATGAGGCTATGCAGGATTATGAAAAGGGCGCTGCTGCTATCCCTGGCGGCGGTCAAACGCAAGCGGCTCCGATGCCTAAAGCAGAAGGCCCTGGGATGGGTGAACGCATGGCAGAAGGCGCATTAGCTGGCGCTGTTCCTGGCGTATCAACTTACAAGGCCCTGAAGCAATACGGGCTTGGAACGGATTCTGCGGCGGCTTTGGGTGGGGACGTTGCTAATGCGGCGATGCTTGGCCTTGCTGGGCCTGGGAAGCTCCTGCAACAGACAGCCTTGGGCGCTGGGATGGGAGCGGCTGGCGGTGCATTGGCTCCTGTGGCTCAAAAGATGGGCGAGATGGGTAGGGGCGCGGCTGAATCTGTCTTTGGAACGGCGCAGGATAGCCCTAGCGTTCTTAAAAACTTCATCCGTAACATCCCTGGCACAGTGGGCGAGACGGCTGGCGAGTTAATTCCTCAATTGGGCATTGCCGCGCTGACGGGGAAGATTGCAAAGGGGATGGCGAAAGGGCCAGATATTCAGGTAGCGCCAAGCCCGACCCCGATGCAACTTGAAGCCATGCAACTTCAAGAACGCGGCTATCCGATGACGGCTTCGCATGGTGTCGCTGGCGATATTCGTTTGAAGCAAGCCATGATGGACCCTAAGTTAGCGGCTGAATCCGGCTTGTATCAAGAAAAGCTAGGGCAAGCCATGCGCTCCGACCTTGGGCAAGCGCTGGGAGTTGGGCAAGAAACTACGCAGACCCTAGGCGAAAGGGCAAAAGCCGCTTTTAATGCTGCTAAGGGTGAACGCTCTAACAGCTATCGGGCGATGCTTGGCGAGGCTGAAAACCCGCGTGGCGCTGAAATGACGGGCGTTGGGCAGCTTACCCACGCTGGAAAGTCTTTTGCTAAGACGGCCTTGGATACCTTGGCAGAGCGTGGCGTAAAAGTTACGCCTGATTTAAAGATGAAGGCTTTGACCGAGGGTGGATTGTCGATGTATGACGTTCCCGCAGGAGTTAATCCGGCAGACGTCACGACTATTCTAAAGTTTGCGGACCTCGCCAGCCAAAAAGCCCCTAGCGCCGTTCAGCTTGACGCCTTGGCGCGTGACTTTGCCAAGAATGAAAACCTGTTCCGTGAAGGCAAGGCAAGCGGAAGCGGCTTCAAGCGCACTGTTCAGAACAAGGCCACTGACCTAGCTGGCGAGTTAATCCAGAAGCGTGATTCAGCTATGGGGTTATCTCCCGAAGAAGGCGCTTATAAGAAGTGGGCTGAACAGAAAGCTAATTGGGCTAAGAGCGCCGACCTTGTGGACGAGTTCAAAGGCAAGATGAGTAGTCCTGAAACTCGTTTGACTAGTGAGAAGATGTATTCGGGCACCGAAATCAGCCCCGAACAGCTTTTCACCAAAGAGTTTAAAAGCGCTGGCGTTGCCAAGGTTGAGGCTTTCAAAGAGTTTTTAAAGGCCAACAAGCAAGACCCCGCTATTGTTGAGAACATGGCGAAGGACTGGCTTAACGACATTGGAAACAAGCCCGACCCTCAAACTGGGTTTAATGCTATCGCCAAAGAGTGGGAAGGCATGAGCCCCGAAAAGAAAAACGCCTTCTTTAGCAAAGAGACACAGCAAGCGGTTAACGATGCTATCAAACGCGGTCGCGCTGCTCGTTCTCCGCTAGAAGTGTTAGGGACGCAGGCGAAGGGCGGGAGCCAGACCCACGCTCTAGGGCGATTGAAAGACGCGTTAAGCACCGGAGAACACGCTGCCCGAATCGGAACGGGTATTGGAACGGTGGCTGGCGGTGCAGCGGGTGGATTCCTCGGCGCTGGCGTTGGTGGCGCGATTGGTGGCGCTGCTGGTTCTCTGCTTGCAAAGGCTAAGAGCGCAAAGATGACTGCGGCTAACAGGGCTCTTTTGACAGAGACCCCTAGCTTTACTCCGCAAGCCCCAAAGCCGAGCATGATGCAGACAGCAAAGGCTAACATTGCACCAACGGCAAGCGGCATAGCCCGGATGGACCCACGGCTAAGAGTTTCTAAAGCGATACTTTCATCGGCATTGGGCCGTTCGATGTATCCAGACATGGAGAAGTAAAATGGGCCTCAAAGAAGCACTAATGAAAGACGCAAAGAAAGATAAGAAGGGCTGGAGCTGGGGAAAGTTCGGCTTCATGGGTTCCAACAGCAAAGCGGGCCGTGAGGCCGAGGAAGAACTGGAGAAGATTGACAATCCCGGCAACACTGGCGCAGCTTATGCCTCTAACGACTACGAAAAGGAGTAACAAATGAAACCCAAAAAGCGCAAGAACAAAACGGCCTTCTGTGCGTTCCTTTTAGCCGCTCTTTTGCCTTTGAGCCTCAAAGCGCAGAGCGTCAATCTTGACCTAAGCTACACCGCTGCCCCTTTGGGTATCGCTAGCCAGGTTGCAGGCGCTATGTATGGCCTTGATAGCTCGTTGACCTATACTGCCACCCTTCGTCAAATCGCTGTCGATGCCTTCGGTAACATCAAGACCACGGGCAGCGGCTTGACGTATACCTCTGCGACTACTGTGAATGCGAATGGCTTCAACTTCCTTTCCTTCACGGCTGTAACGGGTGTGACCACCAACGCGGCTACTACCCTTAGCCTCACCTGGGCGGCTTCGACCACTAGCGGCCCTGTGTTTGGTGATATTAACTGCTCGGGCGCTACGGGTGTTTACTACGCTATCAACGCCTCGGCTACGCCTATCGCCGGCATGGTGGCGAACGCTGCTCTAATGGGCTATCAGCCCTGCGGACAGATTTCGCAGATTCCTTTGGAGTGGAACGCCGCTAACACGCCCCACGCGCACTTTGTGGCTACGGGATTGAGCGGGACGAGTGCGGCGGTCGGCATCACCACCAAGCAGAGGCCGTAAGATGAAGGGGCTTCTGCTGGCTCTTTTATTGTTTGCGGGAGAGGCGAGGGCGCTAACTACGCCTTCGGTTGACTCTGCTTGGATTGCGTCTGCCTCTAGTGCGGCCCAGGCTATCACGACCTCGTTCACCACGGGCAACGGGTCAAACCGCGTCCTTTTTGTGAACATTGGCAGCACCACGACCACGGGCCACGGGGGATACAATCAGGTTTCTTCCGTGACCTTTAACGGGGTGGCCTGCACGTTTGTTTCGTTGACCTATGCGGTGAACGGGGCTTTGAATATCGGTCAGGAAGTTTGGCGCTTGATTAATCCCCCCGCTTCCACCACAGCGAACGTAGTAGTGACGTATTCAATCGCTACAGGGGACCAGAACGGCTATACCGTGGGGCAATATAAGGACGTAGACCAGACAACGCCGATTGGGACAAAGGCGAAGTCTACAGCCCTTGCAAGCCCCTCGACAACCTCGTTCACCTCGACCTATTCCAGCGCGGCTTTAGTTTGCGCTACTAATTGGTATGCTGGCGGGGCTAGTGGTTCTATCATCACGGTGGACGCTGGCACTGTTAAACGCGCCGAATCCGATTTTTTCCTCGTGGGTAACTCACAGATGACGGCGAATGCAGCCGCTACTCAATCTAGCGTGAGCAATACGTTCTCAAGCCCTGGCACGTTCTCGGCGGCGGCTCAGATTGTCTACGAGATTGTGCCCGTTCAGCCCGTTTCGGCTACGGGTCAACGCTCACCCTTCTACTGGAACCGCCAAAGCCCCAAGCGTGGGCCGATGACGGGAGGTCTACGATGAAACTATTTCTAGGCTATCTATTTATTGCTCTAAGCCTGTCCCTGGCTGGGCAGGTTTATGGGTTGGATATCTACTGGCAGCAAGAAAAGCAAAGGCAGATAAGCCAGAAGGAAGCGATTCAGACGATGATAGCGGCGAAGTATAGCAAGACGCCTACGCCTACCCCTACGCAGACCGTGAAAAATAAACTGACGCCGACCTTGACCATGACGCCGACTGTTACCTTCACCGCCACTACGACAAAATGATGAGCCCTTCTAAGCCTGAAAACGAAGAGACGGTAACGGACAAGAGCTTAGGGCACACTATCCGTTATCTGTTCAGCCTGCTCAAAGACCCCAAGAACTTGGCAATCGCGGCCTTTGTGCTGAAACTTGGCTATGACCAGGGGAAGCAGTTACAAGCTCCCAAGGATGAGTATTGGGGCAAGGATGAAATTCGGCAAATCATCAAGCAGGAAGTGGGACCGTTGCAGGCTGGGTTTAAGGCATACGTTCGGACTCTGCCAGACCGTCAGCAAGTAATGGTATTGAGGGCAATGGCGCAAGAAGTGGACAACAACAAAAAGGCTAACTAATGCCCACTTTCAGCAAGTCATCGGCGGAGAAGTTGGCGACCTGTGACGAGAGGTTACAGCGATTGTTCAACGAAGTTATCAAGTATACGGATTGCACGGTAGTCTGTGGGACTCGGAATAAAGAGGACCAAGACAAGGCTTACCAGGGCGGATTCAGTAAAGTTAAATGGCCTAACAGTCAACATAATTTTTTGCCTAGCCTAGCTGTGGACGTGGTGCCATTCCCAATAGATTGGTATGATGTAGAGCGCTTCCAAGCGTTCTCAATGTTGGTGTTTGACTGCGCCAATAAATTGGGAATTGAGGTCGAATGGGGCGGAAGCTGGACGCATGGCTTTGTTGACTACCCACACTGGCAGGTGAAGAAACTTGAAGACCCTACTTCTAGCATTGCTGCTAGTCTCGTCACATAGCTGGACCTGTGAAACGATAGGCCACGTCAACCATAACCCAACGAACCTTAGACAGTGTGGGCGCAAGTGGGAGAGCGCGGTAGGGGTAGACCCTTGGGGACACTTGGTTTTCCCCTCGGATGAAGTGGGGTTGAGAATTGCATACAAGGTTCTCAAGACTTACCAAAAACGCTATAAGATACACAGTATCGAAAGACTCTGTGGGCGGTGGGTGAGCCCTCAAGCAAGCTGGGAAGCTAAGAAAAATTGGATTAGAACGGTAAGACAAAGGACGAGGACAAAACCAGGGGCAAAGCTGATATTCTCTGACCCCGAAACGGCGCGGATGATTCTGCGGGGTATGGTTTACGCGGAAAATTCTTGTGACTCCATACCAGAATCAACCTACATAGCCGCTACTACGAGGTAAGAAATGGACAAGGAAGTATTAATCAAATTCATCGACATGATTCAGAGCGTCCTAAGTCGCATCAACTCAAAGCGGCTTCTGACCCTGTATGCCTTCTACTACTGGCTGTATTCGGTCATGGGCACGATTGGGGCCACTTGGACGGCTTCGATGGGTGGATGGGCAACGTTTGTCGTTCTCTACTCGTTCTACGTTGAGAATCAGGACGTCCACCTGTGAAATGCCGTCAATGCTCTAACACAGTGCGGGTGAATTTCTGCAACGGGTATTGCTCGACAACTTGCGCGGGAGTAGAGCC